AGCTGGTTTCACGCAAGACGATACCGCCCAAGGAATGCGGGCACGTAGGCAGGCGGCTCAGGCACGTCAAACCCCTTTGCTGAAGGCCAAAGGCGGCGCTATCAGCCTGAAAGACTGCAAAGTGTCCACCCATAAACCCAGCAAGAAAAACTCAAACTGGTAAGGAACAAACATGGCGTATACACCAAACCCAGATCGTGAAGTCGTAAACGGGAAGGCTAAGGTTTCCGCAAAGGAGCTTGCCGATTTTCAAAAGCAATACGGCAACGACAAAACTCTGCGCGACCTGCTGAACATGGACAAGGGTCTGGTTCGCAGGAAAGACCCGGGCGAAAGCTCGAAAAAGGCAGAAGACATTCAGTCAAGAACGGATGCTTTGCCAAGCATGAGTCGGCAATCCGTGCCGCCTAGGACGGAATTTGTTGAAGGCGTCAAAGCTGCTGACCAATCTAGCTGGGATTCGCCTGTAGCAAAAACAAAAGCACGTTCCTTGGTTGACCAAGGGCGCGGCGTGCAGCTTTACAAGGACGTAGACAAAGAAGCCGTTCTTGAGGCGGGTTTGGGGCTGGCTGCACTGCATCCTGCTGTCCAAGGATTGCGAATGGCCCGCCCCGTAGTTGGAGCGGTACTTAAAAAAGAATTTAGCGAAGACGGTCTTTTTCCAACATTTAACCGTCAAAAAGATCCTTCGTACAGCACGTTCGACACCCTCAGCCCAGAAAATAAAGCGGTTTCTCGGCAATACCGGTCAACGTACGACGATAGACCGGGGCCGATGAAAAAAGGCGGCGCGGTAAAACAGTACGCCAAGGGTGGCAAAATCAGCCTCGCTGCGTGCGGTGTTTCGACCCACAAGCCCGCGAAGAAAAACCCTAACTTTTAAGGAACGCATTATGGAATACAGTCCTTGGGCCAAAATCAATAAATCGCCAAAAGAAAAGCAAGCATTAATTGATGCTCCTGTTCCTATGGCTGCGCGTAGCTTGTACGCCAAAGAATACGCCAAAAAAGGCAAAACAATTGGCCAAAGCAAAGAAGCTATGGCGCGCGCCTATAGTGTTGTGGAAAAGAAGCACGGTAAAGACACAAGCGATAAGCTCAAGGCTTACCACGAGGCGAACTACAACGACAACGATGGCATGAAACGCGGCGGTTCTGCGGCCAAAAAACACTGCTGGTAAGGGCACCCATGGCTTATTCTGGAACCGTTGGACAGACCGTAATCACGGTCCAGCAGCTTATCGACCACGGCGCGCGTCGGTGCGGGAAACTGGCCGAGGAATTGACGGTCGAGCAGGTCCAGTCGGCTAAGGAGTCGCTGTTCATCCTGTTGTCAAACATCGCCAACATGGGCATCAACTACTGGGCGATCAGCAAAAAGGTCATCGGCCTGAACGCGGACCAGTACATCTACAGCCTACCTGTGGGCGCGATTGACGCCCTAAACGTGCTGTACCGCACCATGGACCGCCCCAACGGTGCCTACACCTCTTCTGCGGGCGGCGTGGTGGCCAACGTCTACGACGGCAACGTCGACACCTACTGCCAGCAGGCATCGACCAACGGCAACATCGCGGTCAATTTTGGGACCACCGATCCGCAATACGTCGGCTCCATCGGGTTTTTGCCCTACGTCTCTGGCGGCGGGTCGGCCACGTGGAATTACACGCTCCAATACTCGACCGACGGTTCCACGTGGAACACTTTGGACACAGGCACCAACGTGGCGGTGACGGACAACCAGTGGGTGTGGACGGACATCGACCCCGGGCAGAACGTGGCCTACTACCGCATGGCTGCCACCAGCGGCACGACGCTTGCCCTGCGTGAGCTGTACTTCGGCACGATGGCCCGGGAGCTGCAGATGTCGCGCCTGAACCGCGACGACTACACCAACCTGCCCAACAAGCAATTCACGGCCAACCAGCCCTTCCAGTTCTGGTTTGACCGCACGATCCCCCAGCCGACCATGTACCTGTGGCCAGTCCCGTCGAGCGCGTTTGTCCAGATGACCGTCTGGTACTCGCGCCAGATCATGGACGTTGGATCGCTTTCCGGCCAACTGGAGATCCCGCAGCGCTGGTACGAGGCCATCCTGATGATGCTCTCGCACCGGATGAGCTTGGAGCTGCCTGCAGTACAGACGGACCGCATCGGCTACCTTGAGGGCCAAGCCGAGAAGTACTTCAACATGGCCGAGCAAGAAGAGCGCGACAAGTCGCCGATCTACTACAGCCCGAACATTTCCGTGTACACACGCTGATGCCAAGATTCCTTAACACCCAAGGACTGACGTCTCTTGCAATCGCAATATGCGACCGGTGCAAGATGAAGCGCGCGTTTGTCCAGCTCGGGCCGGACCCCAATTTCCCCGGCCTGCGCGTGTGTGATCAGGGCTGTATGGATACGTTGGACCCATACCGGCTGGCCGCCCGCCAGACCGAGCGGATAAACTTGCGTTTCCCAAGGCCGGATGTCAGCGTGGACGCAGGCGATAACTACCTGATAACTGGCGGAAACAACCAGTTCCAGATCTCGACCGAGCAGAACACGCAGACGCCTACGCAGACCGGAAACAAGGATACGATTGCCCCAAGCCCACCTAGCAATACGAGCACATAATGTCCGCACAAGTAACCATATCCCAACTGCCCACGGCTGGTGCGATCACCGGAACCGAACTCGTCCCCGTGGTCCAAAATGGGGTTACGGTGCAGACTACGACTGCGGCGCTTGCTGGATCGCCTGTTCAGACCTACACCTACCTGACGGTCTCCCAAACCCCGCAGTTGGCAAACAGCCGCTATGTCGGCGTCACCAACGGCCTGACCATCACCGACGGCGGTGCCCAAGGGCTGTTTAATATCAGCACCACAGGAGCTTTGTTGTCGCTGGTGAACTCTGGTACTGGCTTTCAGGTAAAAACGTCTGCAACGGCCATTACGCCCCGTTCTATCGCCGTTTCCGGGACTGGCCTGTCCATCTCCAACGGCAGCGGCGTATCCGGTGACCCAACCATCTCGTTGACTGGTCAAGTCCTAAATCTTGCTAATCTGAGCGCAAACGGGATGATGACCATTTCGTCCGCAGGTGCTATCAGCGCTGTAACAATTTTGGGCACGGCCAACCAAGTCACCGTTGCCAATGGCAGCGGCATAAGCGGTGCGCCACTGATCGCATTGGCGGATAACCCTGTTTTGGGCGGCACCGAAAGCCTGACATTGCCTATCGGAACTACGGGAAATCGACCGGCGTCCGCAGTCAACGGCATGCTTCGGTACAACACCTCGACATCACGTTTTGAGGGCTACCAAGGCGGAGCGTGGACGACGGCCGGAACTGGCGACGGAACTGTCACCTTGGTGTCCGGGACGAACGAACAAATCATCGTAGCAACGGCGACAACGACTCCTGTTATTAGCTTGGCGTCCAACCCCGTGATACCGGGCACTGGCAGCGTTGTTGTTCCCGCAGGAACCACCGGGCAGCGTAGCTCAGGCCCAGTCAACGGGATGTTCCGGTACAACAGCACGATTGCGCTGTTTGAGGGCTACATCAACGGCGCATGGACAAGCCTCGCATCTGGCTCAGGCGTAACGTCTATCGCCACAGGCACCGGATTGACTGGTGGCCCGATTACTTCGACGGGCACGATTTCCATCGACAGCACTGTGGTGACCCTAACAGGCACCCAGACGTTGACCAACAAGACCATCAGCGGCTCCAGCAATACCCTGAGCAATATTGCCAACGCCAGCCTGACCAACAGCACCATTTCCGGTGTGGCGTTGGGCGGTAATTTATTTAATCTCACCGCAGGCACTGGAGTCTCTTTTAGCGCAGGGACTACCTACAACGGCTCCGCCGCAATCACAATTAACTCAACCGGATTGGGTGGAACGGTCACCAGCGTCAGCTTCACTGGCGGCATCATTTCGGTGGCAACGGCCACCACGACCCCGGCGTTGACGGTTGCTGGAACCAGCGGCGGCATCCCTTACTTCAGCAGCGCCAGCACATGGGCATCCAGTGCAGCCCTGACCCAGTACGGGGTTGTGTACGGCGGCGGCGCAGGCGCTACACCAGTGGCAACGGCGGCGGGAACGACGGGGCAAGTCCTGACGGCCACCACAGGCGGCGCACCTACTTGGGCTGCGCCAGCGACAAGCGGAACCGTCACCAGCGTAGCGCAGTCTTTCACTGGCGGCTTGATTTCCGTTGCTGGCTCCCCAATCACATCCAGCGGAACTCTTGCGTTGACCGTGGCGGGAACCAGTGGCGGTATTCCGTACTTCAGCAGCGGAACGACTTGGGCTACCAGCGCGGCATTGACCGCAAGCGCTTTGATGGTCGGTGGGGGCGCTGGAGCCGCACCAAGCACCATCACCACCGGAACAGGCGTCGTGACCGCTCTGGGTGTGAATACAGGCACTGCCGGTTCTTTTGTGGTCAACGGCGGCGTTCTGGGTACTCCAAGCAGCGGAACCTTGACCAACGCAACAGGGTTGCCGATTTCCACTGGAGTGTCGGGCCTTGGCACGGGCGTGGCTACCGCGCTGGCAATTGCCATCGGTTCTGCTGGTGCGCCAGTCACCTTTAACGGCGCTTTGGGAACCCCAAGCAGCGGCACGGTGACCAACCTCACTGGGACTGCTTCGATTAACATCAACGGTACTGTTGGGGCTACCACTCCGACAACGGGCAACTTCACGACTGTGACTGCCACAACTGGAATATTTGGAGGTACTTTCTAATGGCTGCAACTGGCTTCACCCCTATCTCGCTGTACTACAGCGCCACGGCGTCGGCGGTTCCGCTGGCCGCAAATCTTGTCGCAGGAGAGCTTGCGCTGAACACCAACGACGGCAAGCTGTACTACAAGAACAGCAGCAACGTGGTGACCCTGCTTGCGGGAGCTACATCTGGCCCAGCGGGCGGCAGCAACACCCAAGTGCAGTTCAACTCCTCGGGCGTTTTGGCTGGTTCGGCCAACATGACCTTCAACGGCACAATTCTGACCGCTGCTGGGTTTTCTGGCCCTCTCAACGGCACTGTAGGCGCAACGACTCCTACGACTGGCGCGTTCACTACGCTGTCTGCCACGGGCGTTGCAACTTTCTCCGCTGGCACAGCGGCACTTCCCGCCATCACCACAACGGGCGACACCAACACAGGCATCTTCTTCCCCGCTGCTGACACCATTGCTTTTACCAAAGGCGGTGCGGAGGCTATGCGTATCAACTCCAGCGGCAATGTTGGCGTTGGAACTACTACGCCAACCAACGGAAAATTTGAAGTTTCTGGAGTATCCAACACTGTTGCAATGGCAATCAGTGGAGCAGCTTCTTCTACCAATATTGGTTTGTATGTTTCCACAGACGCCATTACTGGCTCTTATAGACCCATAGTTGCTTATACATCAGCAACAACTGGTATTAGTTTACTTTTTGAAAATCTTGCTAATGTTTCAACCGCAGATTCAAAGGTTGTTCTTGCCGTTGCCAGTGGTTCAGCAGGTGACCCAAAAATCACATATACCGTTGGCGGTGTAGGGGGCTGGGCAACTGGCCTTGACAATTCTGACTCGGACAAATTTAAACTTTCTTTTGGAGACGCTTTAGGTACAAACGATTATTTAACTGTTGACTCCAGCGGCAACGTGGGGATTGGTACTAGTTCGCCAAGTTTTCCGTTAACTGTTGTAACTTCTTCATCAGCTTTGGGAATAGCTATTAATGGGCGTTCTTCAGACAATTTTGGGTCTATGTATTTTTATGCCAATAACGGGTCTACTCAATATGCAACAATAACATCATCTGCTACTGAATTTAGACTTTCTTCTGTTCCTGCCGCCGCTGTTCAAACTTTTTACACCAATGGCGCAGAACGTATGCGTATCGACTCCAGCGGCAACGTGGGGATTGGTACAAGTTCGCCTAGCTACAAGCTAGACATCACAGGTTCAACCGCCCGTGTTTACAACGATGCAGCAACCCTTTTATTGCAGAGGCCAACCAATAGTAGGTCGGGAAGCATTAGTCTAACTGGTACAACTGGCGCTATCCAATACTACGCGGGGACTAACGGCGCTGGTGAGGCATCAAGTGTTGCACATCAGTTTTACAGCGATTCTCCATCAACATTGTCGTCATTGATGACAATTTTGGGTGGCGGCAACGTGGGGATTGGAACTACTTCGCCATCAGTTAAGTTCCAAGTTAATCACTCATCTGACGTAGCGGCAATTAACGCATCTGGAGGCGGCGTCACGTTAGGTATGAGCAACTCATCTGCAAATGATGTTTTGCTCCGAATGACCAATAACTCAAGCAACTTTTACGACATAAGAAACATATCTAGCAGTTCCAATTTTTCATTGGACTATAACGGCACAAGCCGAATGACATTTAGAGCATCTGATGGTGTTTTATTTGTGCCAAGCGTTTACGCAACTACCAACGCTGCCGCCGCAAACGTGTATGTAGGCTCGGATGGGAGCATAGTGCGCTCTACATCATCTTTGAAATATAAAAAAGATGTGCAAGATGCAACACACGGTCTTGCTGATGTTCTTAAATTGCGTTCAGTCACATACAAAGGCAAATCAGAATCTAATGGTGATACTGTTTTTGGTGGTTTCATTGCTGAAGAAATAGACGCACTAGGGTTAACAGAATTTGTGCAATACGCAGATGATGGAAGTCCGGATGCACTTGCTTACGGAAACATGGTTTCATTGCTTGCAAAAGCCATCCAAGAACAGCAAGCCCTCATCACCTCCCTGACAGCCCGCATTGCGGCACTTGAATCAACCTAAAGGACTTACCATGACCACTACAACTTGGAACATCGTACAAACTGACTACTTGGTAGCAGACGGCTTTATCACCACCGCGCACTGGACAGCAAACGCTGTTGATGGAGCATACACCGCTGGCGCTTACGGGTCTTGCGGCTTTGCGGCTGCTACGCCATCTATCCCCTACGCCAGTGTGACCATGCAGGAAGTGCTGGATTGGTGCTGGGCTAACGGCGTGGACAAGGCCACTGTAGAGGCTAACCTTGCCGCACAAATTGCGCTGCTGAAAAACCCCGTAACCGCCGCTGGCACACCTTGGTAACGGGAAGCCACCACCCGACCTTGGTGGCGCATTGAAAGGACGATGATGGCAAATACTAAAACTCCCATCTCTATTGACGGCGTTGAGTACCAGTTTGAAGACATGACCCAAGAGCAGCAAATCTTGGTCAACCATGTCGCGGACTTAGACCGCAAACTTGGCTCGGCAAAATTTAACGTAGACCAGATGCAAGTTGGTCGGGATGCATTCTTTGGGTTCCTCAAGAACTCTTTGGCGCAGCCCGCAGTGACCGACGCAACCGTAGTGGAGTAAACGTGGAAAACCAGCAATTATTCAATCTTGTCGTGGTGATTGCTGGGTTTCTGGCCGCATACGTTTTGAACAACATGACCCGCCAGATTCAAAAGCTGGAGGACAAGGTCAACGAACTTCCGGTCACCTACGTCATCAAGGGCGACTACCGAGAGGACATTGCCGAGGTGAAGACCATCTTGAAGCAGATTTTTGACAAGCTGGACAGCAAGGCTGACAAATGAATGCGCTGGCTGCCCATACTCTTTGCTGCCGCGCTGGTGTACGGCGCGACAGCCAAGCGCGAGTGCAGCGTATCTGAGTTTGTTGAGATAGGGTACAGCAGCCATGACCCCAAAGAACGCGCAGACAGGGTTGGGGGCTGGCTTGAAGACACAGGGCCATATTGCACCAAGGAGCAACTGGCCCTTATTTACAACAACTTGGCAACGGTGCTGGGTGTGGCGGACAACGTGAAGATTCGCTCCAAGGTTGAGCGACTGTATGAAAAGGCAAAATGATGGATGCAAAAGACAGACTGATTTACTGGGTGACCATGATGGTGACCGCCACCTTGTGTTCCGTGGTCGTTGTACTCATCGGAGCGCTTGTTCACGGATTGTTTGTGAAAGAGGTGGACAACACCAAGATTTTTGAAATCATCGGCCCAGCGTTTCAGACCATCGTCGGTGGACTTATTGGCTGGCTCAGTGGCTTGAAGGTCGGTAGCCACATGGACGAAATCAAAGTAGGAGAAACAAATGGCTGATGACCTCTTATCCTCACTCAATCCAGTCAATGCGTTGTTCAAGATTGGTAGCCAAGTAATTGACCGGGTC